AGAGTTTCCGCGCCATTAACGTAGGACTTTGTATCGCTACGTGCCGCCATTAATGGGTCTAGTTGACCAGACGCAAAGTTAGTCTGGAGCGTTCTGACCTTTCTCATGGCTTACATTCTCGCGTTAACTAAACGATTTAGGTTTACCTTTCTGGTTGTTTGAGATGATGCATCAATCTGTTTTGCTTTACGAATTTGTAACTCAGCCTTTTCATCAAAAAGCTGTGCCATATCCGCTTGCATAGATACGCCGCTAGCTAATGCAGCAGCTAATCGATACTCAATCCCAAGCCGGAAAAATGCAGGCCAATCAGTTTCAAGAACTCGATATGTTCCATCTAAAACAACAGTCTCATTTACCCCTGCATCGCAGTAAATGTTGTCATCATATCGGTCAAATTGAATTGGACTATCACTTACAGTCACAGCCCTTACCATCAAAATATCAGATGGTATTTGATAAGCAGCGTCCCAACGTGAAGCAGGTTCGCTTACTAAACGGTTTAACGTGCGTTGTGCCATCGCAAAACGCCACGGATAACCCGCTAATTCAGACTCAACAATTTCATCATAGATAGCATTAAGAACAATAGCTTCTGAGCTATCGTCAGTAAAAGCAGTAATTGGCTGCATACCGATTAATGCACAAGCTTTTTGTGCAACGGCTATCTTTGTTGTCGCGCCCATAATAATTCCTAAAGAATGGGGGCCGAAGCCCCCAGACTATTAGCTACCGTTAACTACTGTAACAGTGGTAGCACCAGTGGTGCTAGACACTACACAGATGTCGATGGTAGGAGTTGATGAGTCAATCACAATGATTGCATCACCTTTCTTTAATTCAGCGTATGCGCTGTTGAAGTAACCAGATGCAGCTACAGTAGCAATTGCATCGGATGACTTGTAGATGTACATAGACTCGTCGCCTACGTTCATACGCTTCATGTTGTCAGCTGAATATGCCATGAGTTACCCCCTTAAGATTCAGTGTGCTTGAGGATGTAACAACCATTGTCGTCAATCAAGACTGCGCCTTGCGACATAGAAGCTACCATCAAGTGAGCTTGCTCTTTACCCTGCCAAGTAACGTCCATAGATACTTCAGCACCAGACGCAGCACCTACTGCTGAACGGTGATAAGCCAAAGAGTTACGAACAGCACCAGTAGCAGACAAGCCAGAGTGAGTCATGACGAAGAACGACATGAAACGCTTAGCAGAGAAGCCCGCGCCTTTCCAAGGCAACTCAGCTTCAGGCACGTAGTCACGGCTTGAGAACTCAGTAATACCCATCAAGTCAGTCCAACCCTGAGGTGAAACCAACAAGTAACGCTGACCGTCATCAGCAACGTCATTGTTACCAAACGCTTCGTAGATTTCTTCAAGTTTAGCTTGAGTAAGAGCGCCAGTACCAGTGGTTGCGTTACCAGAACCGTCAACTGCATCAATGATGAGCTGATCAGACTGACGACCCAATGCGTTAGACAAAGAAGTAGATACAGCGCCACGCTCGTCGTGCTGAATCTTCAACTCGTCAAGCTTGTCGATGTACTCACCTAAGTAGTAATCAGTGAGTGAACACTCTACTTTGGTGTGCTCAAGATTCGCCAATGGAACTTGTGCATTACGTGACTTAGTACCTGCAGTGCCAGTACCAATTTTTTGGAAGGTGGTAGATTCACCTGTAATGTTTGTCTTGCGACGAACAGTGTTGAGAAGCTTTGCACCGTTACGCTGATAAGCTAGATGTACTTCGCTCTCAAACTGTTTAACAAAGGCTGTATCGATTGTGTTAGCCATAACAGTTCTCCAATAGAGTTTAATTAAATATCAGCTTGTCCTTTGTCGAGTCAGCCTAGTTACCCATGGGGCTAGGCATCAGCGCATCGGGGCTATGGGAAGCATATACAAGGGTTGCTAAGTTAGCAAGTACTCACTTACCCATAATGCTTTTGCCACGCTTTTGTTACCTCAGCGCGGTAAGCATCATCGATCTCGCCCTGCTTCCAGTAGCGAGGGTCATCCATCATCTGACGGAGCTTGTCCTCATTCACATTGCCAGTCATCGGCTCGCCTTCAAAGCTTGATAGGCTAGGCTCAGACTGCTCAATGCCAATAATTTTTTCCAAAACCTGTATTGCGTCAGCGGTTACAGCAAAATCTGCAATTGCGTTGTATTCATTCTCATCAAGATTCTTATTTAGCCACATATCCACACGATCAATGCGGTCTTGAGCGTTGTCGCCCAGTGCTTTTAGCTCACCTTCTCGGTCAGGCAAACTGCCAAAATGCAGATCAAAGTACTTGTTAATACCATCTTGGAACTGCTCTTGGCTCATACCTTGTTGGTGTGCGGTTTCACGCCACCAATTTAGCATTGGGTCATCTGATTGCATCTGAACATCCCAACCCTCGGGCATATTGGGAATCTCAGGTGCAGTAAATTCATAGCCTTCGGGCGATTCCGGTACGCCTTCTTTGCGCTCAGACATTAATTCGGCTTGCAATTCTTCTTTCAAGCTAGACGCACGTTGGCTAAATTTTTTTTCTAGCTCGCTGTACGACTTTGCCATGCCCTCAATGTTTGGTGCGCCTTCTTCGGCATTCCAAAACTTTTCAGGCAAATAATCAGGGCGAGATGCTACCTCTACCGCAGCTTCTTCAGTGACCTGTCCCTCAGTTGGAGCAGATTCAGTTGTCATTTCAGTCATGGCTGATCTCCTTTTTGTGCTTGCTTAATACGTTGCTCAATAATGCCCACGATATATCGTTGACCTTCAATATGAGCTAAAGAATTAGGGTCAAAACTTGGCCCCATAACACGCTCGATACTAATTGAACGCAGATACTTTAAGGCAAACTCTCCCGACTTTCCTTTAAAAGCTAGGGCAATTGCCTCATTAATCTGTTTTTCTGCATCTTCTGACCTTGCAATGCCATCGATGTTTTTCAAGGTAACATTCCCTCAGGTAGTGGTTGAGCCTGTTGCTGCATCATCATCTGCTGCATTTGCTGTGCTTGCGCCTCTTTTGCAGCCATCTGACGAGCGGTTTCGTCAATTAAAATATTTTGCGGGACTTCATACCACTCAGCCAACTGCTTCACCGCATTACCGGCATCAACAAACTGAGATGCAGCCTCAGGCCCCATAGTCTGTGTAACCAACCCAATAAAATTAGTCAACTGCATAATGTCCTGATTGCGTTGCGCACGAGCCAATGGCGACTTTGCAACAATTTTAACTTCGCGCCCATCAATCTTAGGAATTTCAATCTTGCCTTGTTTTTTCAAGATAGCAATGACGCGGCGAATAACAGGATTAACAAATTCTGCCTGTAGTCTGCCGTAAGCAGAGCCAATAATTTCAGCTAAGTTAGACTGACGTGCAGCGACTTCTGTTGCTGACATCGGTGTAGTATCTGTCCTACCTAAGTCCACGTTGTACAACGCTCGCTTAATATTTTCCTGCATATTCTGGATGATCAACTGAGATACATCGAACTTTGCAGGAGAGGTAATAGCTTCCAAGCCTCGTGAATTCGGGCTTCTTGGGACAATGGTTCCGGGAATTAGCTCAATTGTGTCAACATTAATTACGCCATCATCTTCAGCTTGCCAAATACCACCGATAGCCATCTGTGCATTCTCAAGCACAAGCTGCATAGTCAAGTTACATACCTTGATTGCCGGTAGCGCATTCATTAATGGGCCTCGACCATAGGTTTCACCGGCAGCTTTTGACCAACGGAAGTTAACCCATGGGCGAGAACCTTCACCTTTGAACTCACCAGAAATAATTTCTGTCTGTGATTCCAAGTCAATAACGCAATATCGATAAACTTCTTTAGTTTTATCAGACCAATCACGGTATACCGCATCAATAAATGAGCAGGTAGAATCAGGATTCTGCTGAATCTTGTTAGTAAGTTGTGAGCCAAGCTTAGCCTTAGGCCAGATAACCTTAATGTCTTTTGCTTTAACTGCACGTTCACGATAAACACCATCGATCTGATCGAATGGGCCACTATCAAGAATAATCTGAGTCTGCGGAACCGATAAAAACTTAACTGGATTAATCTCGTCACCTTCTTCGATTAGCATATTTGCAGTGCCAACCGACAGGTCTAAAAAACATTCATGTACTTCTTGGGAAAAGTTGGAATGTTGAATAATCTCAGACACATACTCAGTGATTTCATCTAGCTCGCCTTGAATCTGTTGACGAGTTTCACGTGGAACATCGCTACCTGCTTCTAAGCGGAACCATGTTGAATAGTTAGGCACGATACCGGCTTGCAATCGAGAAGCAAACTCTTGCACTCCAACCACTGCGGTTTCATCAAAGATTTTATCCATGCGTGATTGACCGGCTGCTTCTTGAAAGAAACCTTCACGCAATGGCAAGCTATAGTCATAACACTCCTGCCATACATCTAGCCAGTTATTACGTGCCGCTTTTGCTTTGTTATAGCGTTTAATTATGTACTCAGGAGAT